CAATTTTATGTGGATATGGAGAACAAGAAAGAACAGGTAAAGTATTTGTTCATTCAACTAAAGCCGCACCACAAGACTTTGGTGGAGCAATTACATATGCCAGAAGATACTCTTTACTTTTAGCTCTTAACCTTGCACCAGATGATGACGCTAAAGTTGAAAACTATCAAATTTAATAACAGATGAATTTAAAAACTTTTGATGAAATATTAATAAATAGTAAAAAGGAAATTAAAATGAGCAAGTTTAAGCATAAGCCCAATACAGGAAGTTTATTCCACCAAGATGACAG